CGCTTTCCTTTTGTTTCAGGACAAGATCACGAAAACTTCGACAAGTCAGTTATGGAGATGCTAGTTGCTGACGTCCAAAAGATCGTTGAGCTCATTTATATCAGAGCAAAAAGAGAAGGTTACTTCGAAGCTTATACGGAACAAGAACTGATCAACATTACCCGAGCAGTTTTTGGAATGGTTTGCTATTCTTTTGAATTCATCGAAGGAACTCTCGTCATCACAAGAGGAATCGTCAATTCAGGAATTTTCATCACAAATTGGATTGACAGTATGATCGTTGACTTGTCTCAGGTTTACGTCACAAAAGTCCTTGTTCATGACGGGCTTGAACATGGAATTTTGGAACACGCGGACATTGAACAGATCAATGATTATCCTACGCTTCGCGACATTCACAATCACAGCGACTGGATTACCAACGGAGATGACAACCTTGCATCTTATGATGAAGTTTATGCCAAAGTCATGAATTTCAGCAGAATCAAAGAGTGCAAGCTGACGCTTTTGGGCCAAGTGTGCACACCACCTTCAAAAACAGACTTGGAATACGAATTTGGCACATGGGAAAGTGAGAGTTTTTGCTCAAGATTTACTCGAGGAACTTATCCCTTCATTACAGCAGCCTTGAAGAAAGACTCTATTGTCAGACTACTACATTGGACACGACTCAGCGATATGGACGAATACATCACAATGCTTGAAAGCGCTGTCCTTTACGAAGCAATGTTGTGGCAAGACGAAGACTTCTACAACACATGCCTCGCAGATTGTCGCACCATTGCCAAGTATCTTGAGAAAGAGCACGACTTTTTGACCTACCAACAGCAGATCAAAATGTACATGCAGGCAATGGGTCTCGGTTATTTGAGTCAACCAGACTTGGAGATCAAACAATCAAACACAAACACAAATACTGATTTGAGTAAAATTGATTCAGATTTGAAGCGAAATAAACAAGAAACAATGGCATCTTTTTGCACTTATTGTACTACACCTTGCAAGACTGAAGTCGCCTTGAAGAAACATCTTGCAAGTGCGCACTTCCGTGAAGCCGGAAGCCTCACAGTTCTTTGCAACTGGTGCATGAAAGAGATGCCCATCAGAGATTTCTTGAACCACGATCACAAAGGTTTTGCGTGCAGTCACCCCGGCTGTTCAGCTAGACCGAAAAACATGGCGAGTGCCGAACATCACGCACTTGTCGCTCATCGCGAAACTCTTCAACAATGTTTCATCCGTTTTGAAGAACACGCCGGTCGCGGAGTCACGCGCGATGAGATTACCGATGAACAAATCGAAGAAATGGTCGAACAAGAAGGAGAATACGACGAAGACGCCGTCTTCCAAATGGTCGTCGAACTGGCCAAGACTCTCGTCGACACGCATTGTGAGCTTGCTCATAAAGTCATGGAAGACAAAGACCTCGAAGAAATTGCTATCTTTCGAAAGGAACTTCGAGACGATGAAATTAGAGGAACTGAGATGGCAGGACGCTTCCGTTATTCAATTATGGAATCGGTCCCTGGTTACGCCGAGAACGGCTTTTTCTCAGAAACGTTCAAGAAGAACACTCTTCAGAACTACCTCTTTTGGTTCATCTTCCTCAAGTTTGGCGAGAGCCAGAACATCACGGCTTCAGGAGACCTTAGGGAACTCCGCGTCAACAGGAAACATCCTTTCGTCGAGCATGGCAACCCTGAAGGTGGATCCTTCACAATGGGAGACTCGGCTCAACCTGGAAAGAGTCAAGGAATGGCAATGTCAGGAGCAGC